CGATTTTCATCTGGTCGTCACCGATTAACACGTTGTAAATGCGGTCAATCTTCTTATCCATTTCTTGAAGCTGTTCGTGTATCAAAGTAATTTCGTTTTCTGTGTTCACGTTAAAATATAATTTTCGTTACGCTTTAAAATATAGTTGTATCTCAGCTTCACGACGACGAACTAAACCTTTCAACACAACACCACCGCCCTTGTTCCACAAACGAAATGAATTAGCTATTGTTGGGTCTGTTGGGTTAACGTTTAATTTCTTGAACACCGAAGAACGTTTGAAGCCACCTGTTCCGATGTTGTACGCAAGTGAAACACACGCGCTAAATTGGTTATCGTTAAGTGGTTGCAAAATGAACGGTGCGATTGAAACAGCGAACTGGTCAATGATAAACTTCGCCAATTCGTCCGCGCGTTCTTGCGTGATTACATCTCCGTCTTTAACCTTATCTCCGTTTTCGTAGAAGGTGTTTCCGAAACCAATCGTCCATACGTTAGCAGGACACTTATAAGCCTTCAATCGACAACCTTCAAACTTCTTGATTAGTGAATATCCTTCTGCGTTAACTTTCATTCGACAACTTCTTTATTTGTTTTTCTTTTCTTACTAAATACTTACGGAATTTTTCTTCGTAAATCTTTTGCTTTACCATGTCTTTCTTTCGTCCCCTTGTAGCCATGTGTTTTGTTTTAGTTATCTAATCCATCCAAGTCCCGGTCTTCTGTATTCGTACGGCATGCGGTCGCGTCCACTTGAAATCTCGAAAGCGTTCGACGGATATACGTTTGTCTGCGACCATATTTGATTCGTTGTGTTCGTCGTGTATTCTGGAAAGTCTGCTGAGTTCTGACACAAAAAGTCAACCATTCTTTGCGTGTAAAACATAGCTTGTTGTCTTGCTTGATCGCGGTAGTTCTGCAAGTCTGTTTGACTTATTGGTGTAGTGTCTTCGCTTGTTCTAATTACTAAACTTCCATTGTCCGTTTTAACGTACAAATGCGGCAACACTTCGTACATCGTCCACCACATTATCATTCGACGCAAGTAGTTGTCAAGAAGGGTAGCGTATGCGCCTGTAATGTCGTCGTTCACAACGTCTTCTTTGATGCGGTTGTAAAGGTCAGTTCCAAGATATAATTGTGCGTACTTGTCTTGCGCTAAATAAATCGCAGGATAAAGAAGTAACGGATCAACCGAGCCGTTAATCCAGCTATATTTTTTGATATAATTTTCGTCAATGAGTAGAACTTCGGGTTGTAGTGCCATTTTTTATTTATATTTTAGTGATGCTCTGTTGGGCATATCGTTAGGACGAACCGCTTCTTGTCCTTTTGGAAATAGTTCGTTTGGTATTGCACCTGTTACAACTTTGTCATTTTTCAATCCGTCGTTAGGCAAGAAACGTCCACCTTCTCTTTTGCGAAAAAATATCTTTCTGAACCACGCGTGGCGACAATAAACACCGCCTTTGAAAATCCAAATAGAATAGTTTGAAGAACCTTGCGGTGCGAACTCTCCGTTTACTCCGTCGTTGCCCATTTCAATAATATCTTCGTAACGGAACAATGCTCCCGACTTTGATAGTGCAACCATTTCTTGACAAAAGTCACGCGTTACAATTTCTCCGTCTCTGTATGTAAAATTCTTTGAATAATAATAACGTACTTTGTAAAGACCTGTGTCAAATTCAGCACTTCTTTCGTCAGGGTTATCGTAACCGCGAACACTCATAAACTCGGTGCGATATTTTTCTTCGCCTTCTGGATTGGTTACTTCTTCGTCAGAAATTAACTCCCATTCTTCTTCGTTGATGTACTCAGCCTTTTCGCGTAAGTGATTAAGCCACGCGTCTCCTTGTTCTTTGGTTATTTGAACATTCTTAGCATCCGCAACTACTTTTTTTTTTAACTCAGCAGTTTGAACCGTTGGTTCAACAACAACAACTTCATCGTTGAATGGCGAGTTCATTTCGATATTTATCTCTCCTAAGATTGGAGTAAAAACTCTTTCAATGATTCTTTGATATGGTTTTATAACTTGGTTGTTAAATATCTCCAACCCAACAACCATTTCATCTTTGTTACTTCCGAAACCTGTCGTGTCGCGTATGCCGTGAATCAATGGAGAAACAACACGGTGTCCTACCATGATTTGCTTTGCTGTTTCTTCACTTAAAAACTGATATTGCTTGTCCGCGTCCGACAAAGGAAAAGATTCGATTTGTGGAGCGCGAGCAGGATCTTCGTTGAACGTCATCAAGAATTTTCCAGCGTTGCTTGCACCGCTCAATCTTGTTTCCCACTCACGACGTATTGCCTCACGTTCTTCTTTCTGCGGTATTCCGTTCAAGAAGTTAATTATGAACGAAGGAAATAATCCGTTCAAGATATTGTTGACGTGATACATTCCCATTTGATAGGACAATTCAACGTAGTTCAACGCTCCGAAGTAGTCAGGCTTTGCGTAGTACGAACTTCCAGCCATCATTCCATGCGCGTAAATAACTTGACGTGGTTGTTCTTGCGCGATTGAAGGATTGAACGCAGGAATAAATTCGGGTTTACCTTTTTTGCTTCGTGTGTTTGCCCAATCTTTTGAATAGAAAATTCCTGTAATATCGTCCTCGTCTTTGTCGTATGCAAGTCTGCAATTTTCGAAAGGCAAGTGATTAATTTGTACAATGCGAGTGAAGTCCAACGACCATATAACTTCAGCACAAAATGAACCTTGAAGTTTTAAGTCGAAGGCAATACCTTGTAAAGCGTTGTCGAGAATCGTACCCGTTCCTTTGCCCTCAATCATATATGCAATTGAGTTCGTCAACGCGTTATGAATAGGACTGTTGTAATAAAGCGTGATTAGGTGCTGCGGAAATAAATTGTTGAAACCGTAGTCAATCCAACCCGCGCGATTCTCTTTTTCAATTGCTTCAACTGGTTCGTATGCTGATAAGTTTATTGCTTGAATGTTGCTCATATTATGCACCTGTATAAATTACGTCGACAGGAATTGTCGGTGAAGAAACGTCAAAGAAAATTGTTCCATCTTGAAGTATCATTAAACTCTTTTCAATCAAGCCAACGACGGAAGCGTTGGTAGGATCTATATTGCTGCTGCTGTTTTGACCATACACTTCGTAATGATAACGACCTGCATCGACCAAACCAACGGTTGTAAGTCTTATTTTAGTCACGCGTTCGTTCTCGTTTATTACTTCGACCACTTGCGCGAGTTGTTCACCTGTCATTTCGTAAGTCATGACAAGAAGGTAGTGAGTAAAGGCAACGTTGAAATAAGCACGTCCTTCGTCTAACGAAAGATACGCGTATTGATTCGCTGTATTTGTGTTGAGATAAACCATTCTATCTTTTCCCTTTACGTTAAAATTACAACACAGAGGAGCGCGTTGCTCCTCTATGTGTAAAAGTTTTTTTATTACGCTATAACTGAAGCAGGCGCACCGTTCAATTTGTAAGCGCGCTTTGCAGCTTCGTGAGTGAACGCTAATGTGTAGCCGTTCATGTCACCCAAAACCGTTCCTGTTCCTGCTGTTGAAGTAGAAAGGTCTGCTCCGTACTCATAACCAACAGCCCACCAATTGTTGTTTGTGTCGTTTACAAAAACAATTACGCGAGCTTGCGCAACGTTTTGCAATTCAAGACGCTTTGCAGCGGTTAATTTGTTCAACATGATGTTTACCGTCTGCGTGTAGAAAATAGTTCCTGCATCACGATTGAAGTTGATTGTTTCTTCGAAAGAACCTGTTTGAGTTGGTAATTCGTAAGTGTACAAATCTGCATCTGTTGGACCAGCAATTGCTGTGATTACTTCAGAACCGTCTAATGTTATACCTGTAACTAAATTTTGATCCAACAAAACGATTTGCTTAATTCCACCGATGCCGTCTTTGCAATCGAGTGTAAAACCTGCGCTTAATTCACATGCCATATTTGTATGTTTTTATTAGCACAAAAGAGGAGCGGTGTTTAGCCGCTGCCTCTCTATATGCAAGGGTTAGAATGGTTGAATTATGCTGTGTATTGATAGAATGCAATCTCGTTTCCGAAACCGTATTGAACACCAGCGAAGAAAGAACAAGCGAAACGAACGTTGTCAGAAAGGTCGTATTGGTACATATCCAAAAGTGCAACGTTGTTCCATTGGTCTAACAAGTTAGTTCCAAAAATCAAGTTCGACTTCTGATAGAAAGCCATTGTGTCGTCAGACATTCCAGGACATTCGATAACGTCATACTGTCCCTGCCAGTTCATTACAACTGATTCTCCTTGATAAAGGTAGTAACCACCACCAAGACCAAGAATCGCGCTTCTGTATGCTTCAGCAACGTTAGAAGAAACTGCGATTACAGGTTTCTCAGTTGCACGCTTCACGCGTGTTGGAAGTGTAGCAACAAGTTTCGCCATTTCGTCAATAACGTTTGCAGAAGTGATTGCTTCTGGATCAGCAACGTCAAGAACAGCAGCGTCAGCCAAGAACAATGTCTCGAAACCTGCGTATTCGCCAGAGTTAGCGTTAACACCCTGCCATATCAAGACCTCGTTGCGAGCTGCAACACCTGCTAAAACGTTAGCTATAATAGCGTCGCTCAATGAAGCGTGAAGTTGTCCGTTTTGCTCAGACTTTGCTTCCCAATCTGCTAAGAAATCTTTCTTGCACAATTGTCTGTGAACTTGAAATTTCTCAAGTGTCAAGATACGCTCGGTTAATGTAACCGTTCCAAGTGGAGTAAAGTCACACGTTGGAGCTTCGAAAGTAACGTTGTCAACGAGCTTGCGAATAACTTGCTTGTATTCGATGTTCTCTCTTATTGTAACCGCAGCCAAAGACTCGTTACTTAAAAACGCAGCGCGGATATATCCTGCCGCTTCACGACCTGCGTAGGTCGTAGTTAAACTTGTTGTAGTAGCCATTTTTTATTTTATTTTTTTATTTGTTTAAGTGAAATAAGAAACGTTCTTCTGCGCTCATTTTGTGATATGGCTTCGAAGGTGTTTGTTTTGCTTGCTTTACTTCTTTGATTGAAGTGGCGGCAGGCTGTGCGCTTAATTTTGTTACTTCGCTTGAAAGATTCTCATTTGCTTTTTTAGCTTCTGAAAGTTCGCTTTCCAACTTAGCAACCAACGAAAGAAGTCCTTCAACCTCTTTGCTTAGTGATTCGTCCGTAGACTGTTTTTCTTCTTCAACTTCAACCTCTGGTTCTTCTTCAACCATTGGTTTCAATTCAACAAGTAGTCCGTCTGCAACAACT